GTTCGCGATTCCGTCAGGTATGACCTACCTGATCGGAGGTGGCAGCCAATTACTGGTGCTCACATAGCCCTTTCGGACTATCTTCATCTGCGTTCGTTTACGCAGCACAACCTTAGGAGACCCTTTATACGAACCGAAGTTCATACTTTCAGATCCCCGTAGGGCAACACCGATAAACCAAGGTTTATCACTCAATCCCGCAAGTGTGGTTAAGTCCACAACAGGCGAGAACGAGAGCTCGTGCCACACCCACTTGGCCTCCCTGGGAAGGAAGGTACAAGTGGAGCAAGACATGAACTCTTCACCTACAGAGTCTATTCCAGTATCTTCTTGCCCTGGGAAGGGCCTAAAGAACCGAACATTTTCGGGAAGCGTCATCACGACGAGTTCTCGCACGGGTTTAAAGAAATCTTCACAGATTTCCGACCGTCTCGTTAGGTTGAGATACTTGAACACGCTCTCGATTGAATCGAGAGCATAGTCCAGGGTGAAGGGACGAACGTCCTTGCCACCGAACCAGTCAGTTCCACAAGACTCCCTAAATGGGCCTTCTAAAAAGGTCTTCTCCGGGTTCGTCTTAAAACCCCAGTGACGCAACAAAGCGATCACAGAGGCAGCATGCACCTTTCGGACAACGATGTCATCTCCGTAGACCATGAAGTCCACGGAGGGTATTCCGCATCCGGATGCGATACATGCTGAAGCAAAGACGAGTGTCTCAAGTGGAAAGCAGAAACCATTACCCATACTACAAAACTTCTTGAAAGGCTTAACGCTCTTCTCGAGTTTGTAGCTGTGCGATCTGGTCCGGTCAAATAACCGGAACCAGTCGTCTGGGACTAGATAACGCACAAGTTCAGTAGACACAGAGTCCGAAGCGGACTTCATGTCAATCGTCACAAATGCGTCGTCAGTATCCTCGAGTGACCCCAGACGGGCCATCTCTTGGTTTAGTCCTTGCTCCTTCAGATTGATACCGACCTTCAACAAGCGCGAACGCATGTCTAGGTCGATGCCTTTCTGAACGAAGCCATTAAGTAACGGTTCAACTGCGATTGTACGATTGGTTTTCGCAGTTTTCGGTACGAAGCTTATGTTATTGTTCTCGACCACATGGATTCTTTTGAGATAGGCTTCAAATGCCAATTCCTCATCATAGCAGACGTAATCACCCACTCGTGGAAGCAGTTGCTCCCACATGTGAAAGTTTTGTCGTACTGCAGCGTATCCATGATGGAGAGCGCCTGGTGTGACAGTCCAGCGTTCAGCAAATATCTTCGCTGAATAGCTGGTAGCATCACCGTGCACACCAACACTTGCGCCCGGGCCAAAGTCCGCCTTTTGGAAAATAGAACGATAGTTCGGACGGGATCCAATTACGGATCTTATCCAAAATCTCGCCTTCCTGCCCTCAAGTTTAAACCGGTCTCGCGACCGATCCATATTAAGGAGCCTGAACTTACGATTAATTAATTCACACCTCTTTTCAGAGGAAGCAAACGCTTTAACCGCGTTGTCCATCGGCTTAAGATCAAGTAGATCTTTGGGCCAAGGATATTTCTTAATGAGCAGAGCAAACTGATTCGCGACAAAATGCTCAGTCGCGTCGGTGTACTTCTGTACCGACAAAGAATCAGCCGATTTATACAGCTCCAAGAAGTTCCTCGCGCGAAGTGAATCGGCGAGAGGCTTCAAGAAACTGTACTGGTCGTGGAACCGAAGAAGACGGGCTAACAGGGTTAGGTAAACCTTAGTTTGGTTCCGTCGAAGCTGAAGTTGAATTCTCTTCAACAATAGCTGCCTTTTGGGATGCATCACGTATCCTTTTAGATGCGCTGAGAACGAAATCGTTCATCAGCACGACAACGACAACCGTGGCAATACAAAATGCCACGATGACACTCAAGTTTCTCATATCGAGCTCCCAGGGTCGCCTTAGAAGGCGACTTGCGGAGTTTTGACGTGAGTCTTGAAGGTCGCTGAGGACACAAAAGCCCCGGCATCGTTGAGCAGCGTATCGACGTCCGCACCTGCAAACCCCACTGGCACAGCAACATCGATCGTCAAGATCGCGTCGCCAGTCGCAGTGGCTGCACCCGTGAGGGTGAGTGTCCGCGTAAGCTTGGCTTGCGTGCGACCCAGTCCCGAGAACGACTCCGTCGGCTTCGGCGCGGTTTGGCTCAGCTTAGCATCATCCTTCACGGATGCTGTTTTGCTGGGGCCATTGTAACCGACGCTGTTGGCCGAGTAGTTATTCCCGGTGTAGGTCTTGGCGTTGATTGAGAGGGTCATTTCGATCCTTTTAGTGCATAGAGCACATAATGAAGTGGATTAAGTCTCCAGAAAGGAGACAGAGGAAAAGGTAGATGAGGAGGCCTAAGTTCATAACGCTTAGATCACCTTTCTGACCCCGGGTCGCGAACTAAAAAGCGCGAGCCCCTTCTGACTCAAAAGAGCCAGAGCGTCAGCCACCCTCTTCGGCCGGTCAAAACGAAAATCGTTTTTAATGACCAAATCGGGAAATCTGACTGCACCTCGGTACCGTTCCAACTTATGCAGATCGTACACTCCGTTAGGAGCTACGTCTACCACATAAGATGGATTAGTGGAATAGCCGCCATATACACGAAACCTGTTAAAGGTCCCGTGGATTGTGGTCATGGCGCTGCCGAGATTCTTCCAACCAAACGCTGGCGTGATAGCACCGAGGTAATCCCCGATGTTCACAAACCAGTCAGCTACAAAGGAGTACGGAATCAGCTCCCAAGGGAGCGTAATTAAGTTCTTTGAAGTGAATCCAAGATTCTCATAAAGAGACGTGTTGAACTCATCCAAAGACATGGCCCTTACGGTATAACTCTCCGTAACATCGATGTCGACGTTACTTCGAACCACACCATACGTACCATACGTCTTAAGCGTCGCAGAGGTTTCAAACCCCTTCTTTGCTCGAGTCGTTTCTCTTCGTAGCGCAGTCGTCTTCTTGAGGCCATCGGTAATTGCCTGTATGTCGTTCAGTAACGGCACTATGCCATATCTGTACGCCAACCACAGGTTAGATACACCATTAAGAGTGTACCCTGTGAACTTGCCTTCCCTCCTCGCTTGAGCGGCCTGATTAAAGGTCCGGAATAGCCGGGAGATGGGCTTGTTGAATAGTCCGATGGTTTGGTCAAGTTCAGCGAGAGACTCGAATAAATTCGAATCACTCTTCCCTCGTTGACTCAGCATCTGCGTAGACACCTCACTCTCAAGGTCACGTATCGTGCTATGAGAAATGATACTGTGGAACTTAGGCAAGGTCCACCCATAGAAGGGTGCCTTCTCTAAGAATACCCACGCCCAATTCCCTTGCCCGTCGTACTCCGCCTTCCAGGCCGGAGCGAAACAGGTGTTAGGGACTGACGTGATATGATATCCTGAGCCAGAGCTCATCCCTTTGACCGAAATCTTACCCATACTGTTGAAGAATAATTCTCCAGCAGCGCGGCGTCGATGAAAGTCAGGGACAACAGTGTCCGTAAAGGTCTCGAACTCACCCCCTTGAACGGCGATCGATGCTCCATTGGGCGTCCACGAAGTGTGGGCGCATGAAGTATGATACGCATATTCTTGAAGGGTGCCGATGGCTTGAATGCCACCGCGTTGTCGAGTACGGACTGTCATTGCAGAACCTCAATGGTTGAAGGACGAGCATTCCCATGCTTTGTCCTCGAGTGGGTGATCTGGGAAGATCACTCCCCCATTGCTTCGTTAACCGACTTAGCTTCACAGCCGGTCGATTACCGAGATCCCCTACTATTCTGCTCGGAGCTAAACCGAGCACATTAGGGTGCATAAGCCGCACCAAATGGTAGGGTGTCCAGGAGGTTTCCCTCCTGGACAGACTCATCTATAAAATAGCTTGTCTATACGGAATACTCTCGTTAGAGAGAAACGTTAAGCCAGAGGCTAAGCACTGTCACAACTAAATGTGTAAGTTGCTGTATGAGTCAGAAGAGCTCCCCGTGGGGG